AAACGATTCACTAACCCTAGTAATTGGGATAACATTGAATCAAACAGATGTAGTAAAAGTTTATACAAGTGCGGTTGACATGAGTTTTAACATGTTTGGCTGTGAAACAAAAGAGGAAGATAGATAATGGACATTCAACAACAAACTAAAAATGTGGCAGCTCAAGGTCGTTTTGGCGATTCTATGCTTCTTCATGTTAATCCTGCAGAAGTTAAAGGATTAGCAGGTGCTATGCCACTTACTATTAATCCAGATACAGGACAGCCAGAAGCTTTCTTACCTTTCTTAGCACCATTATTAGGTGGAATGTTAGGTCCAAGTGTATTAGGTGCTGTAGGTCTTGGTAGTTTGTCTACAGCCGCATTAACAGGTATAGGAGCAGGTTTAGCAACATATGCACAAACAGGTGGCTCTGGTAGTAAAGCATTGTTATCAGGTCTTACATCAGGTTTAGGATCGGCTGCTTTTAATACAGCAGCACAAGGTGTAGCACCTGGTGTAGATGCAGCAACAAGTTCAGTAGCAAATGCAGCTATAGACCCAGCAGTAACAAGTACCTTTGGTCAAGGAGCTGGTGGTGGTTTTGGAACATTGACTGGCAATTCTGGTCAAGCTGCTAATGTTGCAAGTCAAAGTTTAACACCTGGAATTACAAGTCAATCTACACTATTTGAATCAGGAAAAGCTATATTTGGTCAACCTGGTGGATTTGATGCAGGCATGAAAACTTTAGCAGGAGCAGCAATGAGTCCTGCTGGAATAACAGCAGGAACAGCAGCAGGTACAGCAGGTATTATAGCATCACAAGAAGCATTTGAAAGACAGATGATACAAATGGGATTGGATGAAGAAGAGCGTAAAAAAAGAATGTATGAAAGATATCCTGAAATGATACCAATGGCTTCAGGCGGTAGAACTGGTTTTGCTCCAGGTGGATCATCAGAAGGTAATATGATGGATGGTGAGCCTGATTTTGGTGATAGACCAAATAATCCATATGGTCAATATTATAATACTGGCTACGATAGTGGTTATCAAGGTTATCGCGGATTTAATTCTAATGCTTATGCACCAATAGCTAGAAGAACTAGACCAATACCTGGTGGATACATGGCAGGATTTGGACCTGAACAAAGATATTTTCAAGGAAATAACCCTGCTCAATATCTAACACAATATGCTAGAGATATAGCAGCAAATAATCCAGATGCTACACCAGAAGATGGAGCAAGTGCTTCACCTCAAGACCCTGCAGCTCAACCAACTAATATGCAGCAAGATCAAAGATATTCAAATTTTAGACCACAAATGTATCAACAACCATTTAATCCTTACGCTCAATCATATCAACCACCTCAACCAATGCAGCCACCAGGTGGCGGTTTTGATGAAAGAGGACGAGGATTTGTAAATCCTCCAATGCCTCCAATGTTTGGTGGTTATGGCAATCCTTATATGCAAAGACCTAGCTATCAAAGCTTTTATGGCAATCCTCAAATGAATGGAATGATTAATCCTTATCAAGCATTTAGTCAGATGCCTATTCCTAGATACACACCACCACGCCCACCTCCATCAGATACTGGTGGCGGAGATACAGGCGGTGGAGATGCAGGCGGTGGCGGAGATGCAGGTGGTGGAACAGGTGATGGAAATACTCCACCTATTGACATGCCTCCTATTAATGATCCTGGAATGGGTCGTAAAGGCGGAGGTATTAATGTGCCACCTCAAGCACCTACAGAACCTTATGAAGGTCCAATACCTCCAACAAACACACCTCCTCCTACAATAACAATACCTATTGAAGGCGGAGCAGATGTAACAATACCTGATTACTCACAGCCACAGCCTCCAGCAGCTTCGTTGCCACAGCCTCCTGCAAGACCAGGACCTCCAGCAGACTTTAATCCAGCCGCAGGAATTCCAGGTTCAGGCGTACCTCCAGTAGGAAATCCTGCAGCTTTTGATGACGGACTACCTAGCGTTACAGACTTTGATAATAGATTCTCTGCATCACAACTTGATGATATGAGAGATAAGTTTAGACCAGAGGAAGAACCAGTTGAGCCACCATACGAAATGGGTGTAGTTAAACAAGGGCCATTTGATTTACCAGATCCAGATATGAGTGGGAAATTTACACCATTCACTCAAGAAGTTGGAACAGATCCAAATGCTATTGATGTTGGCTTAATAGACAGAGGTTTTGGCCCAGGGATTACACGTACTCCAGATTTTATGGAAGAGATGAAAAACCGTGGCCCTATGGATTCTAAGCCACCAATGGACATAGCTCCGCCTATGGAAATTCCTAGAGAGATTCCTAGAGACATAGCTCCGCCAATGGCTCCACCTAGAAGATCAATAGCACCTCCTTCATTTGAACGTGAGCCTAGAGAAATGCCTAGAGAAGCACCTATACAAGCACCCACTCCACCTGCTCAGATAGAGCAAATAAAACAAGTGTTACCTCAGTTACCTCCAGAGCAGCTAATGGAGATACTTCCTCAGCTACCTCCTGAAGTAATACAGGAACTACCCGAAGAGTTGATAAGACAAATTATGCCTATGATGCCTGAACCTATGATGCCTGAAACAATGCAACCTAGAATGCCGATGCCTGGGCCAATAGCAACACCACCACCAAGATTACAAAGACCGAGTTTACCTATGATGCCTATGATGGGAGGAAGGGGTAGACGTTAATAATAGTTGAAAATTAGGAGAGAGCTAATTGGACGGAATAAGACTAGCAGAGTATTTATTTAAAACTTTGCGAGATAGAGAGAGAAATACTGTTGACATTATTGCTAGTGGCAATATAAAATCAATGGAAGATTACAAATATCTTATGGGAGAGTTATCAGCGATTCGTTCCCTACAACAAGATTTAAGAGAAACGCTGCAAATGGATGACAACGATGAATGACAAAGTCGCAGAAAAAACAAAATTTGAAAAGCATAAGGAAGAAGTTGCAAAGAAAAAGTCTGAAGATTCTTCAGAGTTAGACAACGCCTTCATAAGTTCAGATCAAAGGGTACTCGACCCAAAACTACTAGACAAATCACTACTTGAAAGAATGCCAGATCCTTCTGGATGGAGAATACTTGTATTACCATATAAAGGGAAAGGTATGTCAGATGGTGGTATACAGCTAGTAAAAGAAACTGTAGATAGAGAAGCTCTATCAACGGTGATCTGTTATGTTTTAAAAGTAGGTAATTTAGCCTATAAAGATAATAAGTATGGTGATGATCCATGGTGCCAAAAGGGTGACTGGATTTTAATCGGTAGATATGCAGGAACTCGTTTTAGATTAGAAGACGATAACGAGGTTCGCATTATTAATGATGATGAGGTGATCGCTAAGATCCTTGATCCAGATGATATTAAATCTTTATAGGAGTAAAGAATGAATGAAGAAGCACAGAATATAGAAGAGTCTGAAAATTTAGAAGTAGAGATTTCAGAGATTACAGATGAGAAAATAGAGAAGGCCGCACTTCCACAGAACAGAAGAGTAGAGGAAGTGGTACAAGACAATCCTGTTGAAATTAATGTTGATCAAGATGTATCAGCTGTATCTAAAGATGAAGTTAAAGAAGACTTTGCAGTTTCACCTAGAGTGGAAGAGAAAGCAAAGGATCAATCAGAGGTAGAAAAGAGAGCTACTCTTGCACAAAACAGAATTAATAAAGCTGTAGCACAAGCCAAGGAGTTTCAAAGAAGAGAACTCATGGCTATCCAATATGCTAATGATCTTAAAGATCAGAATCAAAAGCTAAGACAATCTCAGAAAAGCTTTCAATCTAGCTACGGTGATGAGTTTGGAAATAGAGTTGAATCTCAACTTAGTTTATCCAAGCAAGCATTAAAGCAGGCAACTGAAGCTGGAGACTCTGAAGGTGTGGCAACAGCAACCGAAGCTTTAAGCATGGCTACTACTGACAAGGCTAGACATGAGCAGTATATTTCTCAACAGAAACAATACGAAGCTCAAGAGCAAGCCTATGTAGATCAAGTCCAACAGCAACAAGTTTATCAACAATCTCAACCCGTTCAAGAAGAATACAACGAGCCCTCAGATAGAGCTCGTACTTGGGCAAATAAGAATACTTGGTTTGGAAAAGACCAGGTCGCAACCAGTGTTGCCTTCGCAGTTCATAAACAACTGGAGAATGAAGGCTTTGACACTGAGAGTGATCAGTACTATAGTGAGATAGATAAGAGAGTGCGACAAGAGTTGCCTCAAAGATTTAACGTGGAAGCAGACAAAAAACCCGTCCAAACGGTCGCTTCAGCAACACGCAACACATCGACTGGACGCAAACAAAATCGTATCGAATTGACACCGAGCGAACAGCAACTAGCTAAGAAGCTTGGGGTGTCATTTAAAGATTACGCAATACAAAAAGCGAGGTTACAAAAATCATGAGCAAAGAAATAGATAACAAAACTGAAGAAAACAACAGAACTCTTAGGAATTCTGAAACTAGAGAGAAGGAAAATAGACCAAAAGTTTGGAAAATGCCTTCAGCTTTAGAGTTACCTGACGAAGCTGTCGAATTAGCTGAGTCACAAGGTATCACTTATCGTTGGATCAGGGAGTCTGTCCTAGGCCAAGATGACAAAACGAATGTCTCAAAAAGATTTCGTGAAGGATTCACGGTTGTTAGGCCAGAAGAGTTACCTGGATTTCATGATTTACCTACTGTCGATGATGGTCGTCACGCAGGAGTAATTGGAGTGGGTGGTTTAATACTGTGCAAAATAGATAAAGATATCGCAGATCAAAGAAATGACTTCTTTGAAAAACAAACCCAGAACCAAATGTCTGCTGTAGAGAATGACCTAATGCGTGAAGAGAATCCTGCGATGCCAATCTCAAGAGAGATTAAATCAAAGGTTACTTTTGGTGGAGGAAACAGAGGATAACTCTGTAACTCTATAAATATAAATTAATATAGGAAAATAAAATGGCAAATCAAGACGCTTCTTTTGGTCTTAAACCTGTAAGAATGATGGGTGGCTCACCCTATTCAGGTGGACAAAGCCGTTACAGAATTGCTAACAATTATGGTACCAACATCTTTCAAGGTGATTTGGTTATGCAGGTAACTGGCGGTGGTGTAGAAATACACGCTGACGGTGGTACTGTGCCGATTGTTGGTGTTTTTAACGGATGTTCATATACAGATCCAACAACTAACGAGCCAAAATTTAGTAATTTTTATCCTGCTAGCACCGCTGCTGCAGATATAATTGCTTTTATAATAGACGACTCTAATGTTGTCTTTGAAATCCAAGCCGATGACACTTTCCCAGTGGCTGACTTACTTGGTAACTTCGACATTGTTTATACAAACGCAGGGAGTACTGTCACAGGTATTTCAGGTGCAGAGTTAGATGTCACAACAGGTGCTACAACAGCTGGTTTACCGCTTAAAGCGATTGATATTTCAGGCGATCCTGAAAATTCAGACGTTGCAACGGCTAATACCAATGTTCTATGCGTAATTCAAAATCATATCATGGGCCAAAAAGGCGCAGGATTAGCATAATAGGAGTATGACTAATGGCTATAAGTAGATCGCAATTAGCGAAAGAATTAGAACCAGGTTTAAATGCCCTATTTGGCATGGAATACAATAGGTACGAGCAACAACACACTGAGATATTTGAGACTGAATCATCAGATAGAGCATTTGAAGAAGAAACCATGATCGTTGGTTTCGGTAACGCGAAGACTAAAACTGAAGGACAAGGGGTCGCTTATGACTCTGCATCTGAAGGCTTTACTTCTAGGTATTCACATGAAACCATCGCGTTAGCATTTGCACTAACTGAAGAAGCAATCGAAGATAATCTGTATGACAGACTGGGAGCTAGATATACAAAAGCTCTAGCAAGATCTATGGCACATACTAAGCAAGTAAAAGCTGCTTCTGTGCTTAACAACGCATTCTCATCAAGCTTTACAGGTGGCGATGGTGTTGCATTGGTAAGTGACTCTCATCCTTTATCGGGTGGCGGAACTTTCAGCAACAGACCTAGCACTTATTCAGACTTGAATGAGACTTCATTGGAAGATGCCCTTATCTCTGTTTCAACTTTTGTTGATGACAGAAATATGGTTATTGCTTTACAAGGTAAGAAACTAGTTATACCACCACAATTACAATTTGTGGCTGATAGACTACTTCAAACTCCTGGTAGAGTAAGTACATCTGACAACGACATTAACTCTATTAAGAATATGGGCATGGTATCCGAAGGGTACACTGTTAATAACTTCTTAACAGATAATGATGCTTGGTTCTTGATGACAGACTGTCCTGATGGATTTAAACACTTCGAGAGATCATCTCTTTCAACTTCTATGGAAGGTGACTTTGATACTGGCAACGTCAGATTTAAAGCTAGAGAAAGATACTCATTTGGATTCTCAAATCCAAGAGCAGTGTTTGCCTCTCAAGGTGCATAATCTTAACTGATTGTTTAAAGGGAGCTTCGGCTCCCTTTTTTTTTGGATCAAACTGATATACAATCAAATGACTAGGATTATTAACTTGTTCTATCGACTGACCTAGCAGACAAGCCGAGACTATAGAACTTATTTCCGAGGAGGAAATTATGGCGAATTCAACATTTAGTGGGCCAGTCAGGTCTGAAGGTGGTTTTGAACAAATTACAGTAGCAGCATCAACAGGTGCAATTACAACTAATTTTGATTTAGATGCAAGTGGAAATATTACTGACGTAGGTTCAATCGCATCTGATGGTGCTATTTCTACTACAAGTACCATATTAGGTAAGAAAGTAATTAATACAACTTTTAATGCTAGTGCTGCTAAATCAGAAGCTATAACAGCAGCTCAATCAGGAACTTTGTTTTTAATTGACGGAACAAATAATAATGTAATCACTTTACCTACTGTATCTACAGCAAATGTAGGAGTTCATTATGAATTTCAACTAACTGTAGCTGTAGCTAGTGATAAAACTACTACTATCGTGCTTCCAGGTTCTGCTGTATCAGCTTTCCAAGCAATGCTTTCTTTGGTTGCTGGAACAGCAGCTAACGCAGTAAGTGATGTAGCAGGAGATACCTTGACGCTAGTAAACTCAACCGTTCTAAACGCTAGAGTTTCTATGACTTGTGTATCAGATGATGGAACTAACTCCAAGTGGATGACTACTGCTCTATCAACACCAATCGCTACAGTAACTTAATAGGGAGTAGATTATGGCAGGATATTCAGATGTTAAGGCAGTTACTATAACTGCTGATACAGTAGCTTTAGATGCTGATGGAATATCAGTAGCAGCAGGAGTTGGAAATAACGCAGCACTTACTATAGGTGGTGCGTTAGCTTCAGGTGGTGCGGTTGCTCTCAGTCATGGAAGGATTGTAACAATTCTTTCTGCTGGGAATGATGCAGCTAAATCATTTACTGTAGTAGGTACTGATGTTAATGGAGACTCTCAAACAGAATCCATTACAGGTGCTAATGCAGGTACAGCCACTGGAACTAAATTCTTTTTAACTATTGCTTCAATAACAGCTGTTGGTAATCCAGCAGGTAATGTCTCAGCAGGAGTTAATGCTTCAGCAGCAGATGTTGTATTTGCAGGTAGAAGTAGACTTAAAGGAATTTATCTAACAAGTACAGCTACAGCAGGTACTGTTGATTTCTTAAGAACTTCTCCTAGCGGAACAAGTATTTTAGGATTGAGTTCTGTTGGTGATGCAGATGCTACAAGAGACGTGGTTATACCAGACGAAGGAGTATTATTTACTGATGGTATTTACGTTGAATACACAGTATCAACATTTTTAACCATGACAGTCTTTCATGCTTAAAAATGGTTAGCAGACAAAAACCTATTAGAAGAACTACTAAGGGTAAATCTGCGAACTACCGCCCCACCAAAAGTGGGGCAGGTATGACTAAGAAGGGAGTTGCAGCTCATAAGCGTGCAAACCCTGGATCAAAATTAAAAACAGCAGTTACTGGATCAGTCAAGAAAGGAAGTGCAGCAGCTAAAAGAAGGAAGTCTTACTGTGCAAGATCAGCAGGACAAATGAAGAAGTTTCCTAAAGCAGCTAAAGATCCTAACTCAAGACTAAGACAGGCACGAAAGCGTTGGAAATGTTAAATGGCTAAAGCAAAAAGTAAAGGTAAGATATGTCCATCGGGTAAAGCCTGGGCTAAAAGAACTTTTGATGTATACCCTTCTGCGTATGCAAACTTAGCTGCATCTAAATATTGTAAAGATCCCAACTACGCTAAAAAATCTAAAGCAAAGAAAATGAAGAACGGCGGACTTGTTGGTGGCGGAAGACAAGCTAGACAAGATAGGCGAATATAATGGGACAGCTTGCACAATGGTTGAAGGAAGAGTGGGTTGATATATCACGCAAGAAAGATGGTAAACATCCTAAGTGTGGCAGGAAGACAGCTGGTAAAGGTAAGTATCCTAAGTGTGTTCCAAAAGCTAAAGCAGCCAGTATGAGTTCATCGCAAAAGAAGAGTGCAGTGAAGAGAAAAAGAGCAGCAGGGAACAAAGGCCCTAAGCCTACCAATGTTAGAACATTTAAAAATGGTGGTTTTATAGCTAAAGGCTGTGGTAAAGTAATGAATAACAGAAGAAAAGTAACTACAATTAGTTAATACAAAGGAGAAGAATATGCCAATGGGAAAAGGAACATACGGAAGTAAAGTAGGAAGACCTCCTATGAAAACTAAAAAGAAAAAAACTAAGTCTAAGAAAAAGAAATAGGTATTTATAAATGAAAGGCGTTAAACATTATAAAAGAGATGGTACTGAACACAAAGGTAGTTCTCACAAAATGGCTAATGGTACTTTACATACAAATAAATCACATACTAAAACCAGTGTTAAGTTATTCCATTTAAAAGATTTAAGTAAGTCAGCCAAGAAAAAAGCTACATTAAAAAAAGGAAAGTAAATGACAACATCTAGTAGCACAGACTTTGAACCAGATGTAACTGAGTTTATAGAGGAAGCCTTTGAGAGATGCGGCCTAGAGCTTAGAACTGGTTATGATCTAAAGACAGCAAAAAGATCTATTAATATTATGTTAGCCGAATGGGCTAATCGTGGTCTTAATCAATGGACTATAGAACAAACAACTCAAACAGTTACCGAAGGTACTAATCAATATACTTTAAACTCTAATGTTATTGACATACTAGACTGTTCTATAAGAAGAAATACTGATGGAGCTAATCTTGACTTACAAATGTCGAAGATCAGCAGAAGTGAATACTTAAACATTCCAGCTAAATCTACCAAGTCCAGACCATCTCAGTTCTTTCTTGATAAACAAATAAGCCCTGTATTAAATATATGGCCAACTCCAGAAAACTCTACAGATATTTTAGTATTTAATAAACTAGTGAGGATGGATGATGCTGATACCGCCACAAATACAATGGATATGCCTTTTAGGTTTTTTCCTTGTTTCGCTGCTGGTCTTGCTTATTACATAGCTATTAAGAAAGCACCAGAAAGAGTTACTATGTTAAAGCAAATGTACGAAGATGAATTTGAAAGAGCTTTGTCTCAAGACGAAGACACTTCTTCTTTTAGGATTGCACCCTTTCTAAGACACGGATACTAAAATGGCTTACGCCTCTGGTAAATTTGCAAGAGCTCTTTGCGACAGATGTGGGTTTGAATATAAACTTGCTCAACTAAGAGAAGAATGGAATGGTTTAAAAACATGTAGAGATTGTTTTGAATCTAAACATCCACAGCTTGAGCCGTTACCACATATATCAGACTCAGAGGCTTTGTATAAGCCTAGACCTAATAATGATTTTGAATTAGGACAAGGAGCTGTTTATACAAACAGCGGTAATGATAATGTTTCTATGACAGATGATCCTGTAGGATCTAAAATATTAGGATATGAAATGACAGGTTCTATTGGCGAGGTTACAATAACAGTATGACATTAGCAGAGTTAAAAACATTAATCCAAAACTACGTTCAAAACGAAGAGACTACTTTTGTTGCTACTCTTGATGACATGATCAAGAATACAGAAGAAAGATTGTTTGAACTAATACAGTTTGATTTATTTAGAAAGAACGTAACAGGTGACTTAACAACTGGAGTTACTTATCTAACAGCACCATCAGATTTTCATCTGAGTTTTTCATTAGCTGTTATAGACGGGAGTGGTGACTATCATTACCTAGACAAGAAACATACAAGTTTTATAAGAGAGCATACCCCCGACCCTACAGATACAACACTAAGAGGATTGCCACAATACTACGCAGACTTTGATAAAGAACTTTCTACTGGTGCAGACAACGGATCTACATTAATTGTAGCCCCAGTTCCAGATGCTAATTATTCAGTAGAGTTGCACTATTTATACAAACCAAATAGTTTAGTTAATGAAACAACAGGAACATGGTTATCAAAGAATGCTAGAAACGCATTGTTATATGGCTGTCTGTATGAGGCATACACTTTTATGAAAGGTGACGCTGATCTATTATCTTTATATGAAAATAGATTTCAGCAAGAAACTGCAAGGTTAAAAAATAAAGCGGAGGCAAGAGGAAGGAAGGACGAGTATCGTTACGACTCAATCAGAAATACCACCACTTAAGGAGAGAGAAGATGGAGAGAGTAAAAAGCCTAGAAGGTAAGACTATAGCTATTGTCGGTCTTGGCAAAAGCTGGTTTGAATATTGTTTAGCAAAATCACATGGAGTCCACTTCGATGAAGTATGGGCTATCAACTCTGTTGGTTCTGTTATATTTCACGATAGAGTGTTTATGATGGATCCTGCAAGTAGATTCTTTGATAGCGATAATGCGGGAGATCAGACAGATAGCATAGTTAAAATGCTAGAAGATCATAAAGGGCCTATCTATACTTGTGAGCTAGATGAACGTGCACCAGGTTTAGTTGAATACCCAATACATGAAATACTAAAAGATACCGATTGTTATTACTTAAATAATACAGTCTCATACGCAGTAGCTTTTGCTTTGTGGAACAAAGTAGGAACTATAAAGATGTTCGGTATTGATTTCTCTTATCAAGGTAACTTACATTTTGCAGAATCGGGAAGAGCCTCTGTAGAATTTTGGTTAGGTAAATGTATGAATGACGGCATTCAAGTTGAGGTAGCATCATCAAGTGGATTGCTAGATACCTGTGTACCTGTGGATGACAAGTTATACGGATACCACAGATTAGATGATCCTTTGGTTGTATCAGTAGATCAAGGCGGTTCTTTGTATGCTACTAAAAAAAGCAATCTAAACAATGTTAAAAAAGAAACTGAATACAAACTAGCAGACAGATACGATTCACATTTAGGAGAGCCAAAGCAATGGTAGATCATATTACACCAGAGGGAATTCCAGCATTAGGATTAGTAGAAATAGCTACAACAAAGTTCGGCGGCCACCCTCCAGAGTTTTGGGCAAAGCAATTAACAGAAAAAATAGTAGGTGTTTCAGACGACAATGAAAGACATATACAAGATCAAGCTAGAGCCTATAAAGATTTAATTTACCAAGTATGTTTGATATATATTAAAAATGCTTTAAAATCTTATAAGGCTACCTTAATACAAGATTTATCTAAAGGAGGTAGTGAGGATTTGGCAAAAATAATTAAAGGTATTTAATATGGCAATAACATCAACATTAACAACTAGCTTTAAAAAAGAACTTTTAGAAGCTAAACATAATTTTTTAGCATCAGGAGGCAACTCTTTTAAACTAGCTTTGTATACAAGTTCAGCCACATTAGGTGCGGCAACAACTGCTTTTACTACTACGGGTCAAGCTAGTGGTACTAACTATACTTCAGGTGGATCAGCCTTAACTAATGTAAATCCAACAAGTGCTGGTACTACAGGTTTTACTGATTTTGCTGATTTAACTTTTAGTACAGCTACAATTACTGCTAGAGGTTGTATGATTTATAATGATACAAACGCTGACAGATCAGTAGCAGCTATAGACTTTGGTGGAGATAAGACTTCTACCTCAGGCGATTTTACTATCGTGTTTCCAGCAGCAGCAGCAAGTACGGCGATTATAAGAATAGCGTAAAATGGCTCAACTACTAAGTGGTTGGGGTCGAGCTGGTTTTGGTGAACTAGCGTTTGGCGAAGGAACCATACCAGTAACGCTTACTGCACCAGGTGCAGGAACCGCAGGAGCTCCAGTTGCAGGCGTAAATGCCCAAGCAATTGCTTCTATAGCAGGAGCAGTTGGAACAGTCGGTAGTCTTTCAGTAGCGGTAGATGGCGAAGCTATTGTTACTCTCACAGGTTCTGGAACG